TCAGCGAGGGCTCCTGAATGGGAAACAACAATGCGGGAAATATTAGAGATGGAAATGTAAATAGAAGTGGATATCAATTTTTCTTTCTGCATCGTTACTGGATACCAGGACACTGCCCGCCTTGAGAAAATTATAGAAAATATAATTTCTTTGTCAATTCCACATTATGAAATATTAATTATTGGTGGGGAAAGAAAAGATTTTAGTCATCAAAACGAAAAAGTAATTTTTTTAGATTTTGACGAATCAGTAAAACCTTTATGGATAACTAAGAAAAAAAACATTCTGTCACGGGCTGCCAAGTATGAAAATTTAGTGATAATGCACGATTATCATGTTTTTAACGATGATTGGTATGAAGAATTCACAAAGTTTGGAACCGACTGGGATGTGTGTTCCTGCCCTCAGTATCTTATAAATGGCGCAAGAAACCCAATGGACTGGTCGTTGTGGGATAAGCCGGGACACGGTAGGGCATGGAGTCTTGACTATGACGACTGGTCACAAACTCAATATATGTATATATCTGGTGGATTCTTTATTGTCAAAAAACACGTAATGCTAGAAGAGCCGCTTGACGAATCTCGTGGATGGAACGAAGCAGAGGATGTTGAGTGGTCACTTCGTATTAGAGACAAGTACGTAATGAAGTGCAACAAAAACAGTATTGTTCGCCACAATAAGTGGCACAGACATGCGGGGATAAACCCAGATGAAAAATAATTTTCTTGTTATTTTCGACCTTGACGGTGTACTAATAGAGTCAAGAGATGTGCATTTTGATTCTTTAAATATTGCCCTGAGTAGGGTAGACCCAAAATACGTTATTTCACAAGAAGAACATCTTTCCAAATATGACGGCCTGGGAACAACAACGAAGCTAAGAATGCTTACCGAAGAGAAAGGACTTTCCGGTTCTTTTCATCAACAGATATGGGAAGATAAACAAAAAGCAACCCTTACAATACTTTCTGGCTTTCCTAAAAACTATGTTGCTATAGACATAATGCAAACCCTCAAAGAAAAGGGGTGGAAAATTGCTGTTGCATCAAACGCGATAAGGGAAACCGTTATCACAGCGCTCGATGCAATCGGCGTACTAAAGTATGTCAGCTACATCATGAGCAATGAAGACGTCAGGAACCATAAGCCACATCCGGAGATGTATTGGCAATGCATGGTTTCATCGGACGCAAGCCCTGCAAATACCATAATTATTGAAGATTCACATATAGGCAGGGAGGGTGCGCTAAGTTCTGGAGCAAACCTGCACGCAATCAAGAATGCTAGCGATTTGAATAAAGAGCGATTAATGCGCTTTGTTGAAGAAATAGAAAACAGGGGCAAGAAACCTGTTGCATGGAGAAATGAAAAAATGAACGTTTTGATACCGATGGCTGGCGCTGGCTCTAGATTTGCACAGGCTGGATATACATTTCCAAAACCATTAATTGAAGTCAATGGGAAGCCAATGATTCAGGTGGTTGTTGAGAATCTTAATGTTGATGCTCACTTTATTTTCTTGGTTCAAAAAGAACATTATGAGAAATATAATCTCAAACAAGTTCTTGGATTAATTAAGCCAGGGTGCGACATTGTCCTAGTTGACGGGATGACAGAGGGCGCTGCTTGTACGACTCTACTTGCATCTGGCTTGATAGATAACGACGAGCCATTGCTTATGGCAAACTCCGACCAGATAGTTGATTGGGACAGCAATGAGTGCCTTTACGCATTTGGGGCAGAAGGTGTTGATGGTGGAATCCTTACGTTCAAGGCAACTCATCCGAAATGGTCTTATGCGAAGCTTGGCGATGACGGATTGGTTAGTGAGGTAGCAGAAAAAAATCCAATCTCAGATAATGCCACTGTTGGCATTTACTACTGGAAACACGGTTCAGATTATGTCAAATATGCAAACCAGATGATAGAAAAAAATATTAGAACCAATAATGAGTTTTATGTTTGCCCAGTGTTCAATGAAGCAATAAACGACCAGAAAAAGATTCGAATTAAAGAAGTGCCAAAAATGTGGGGAATAGGGACCCCAGAAGACCTCAACTATTACTTGGAGAACAATAAATGAGCAAAGACAAAAAAGACTATCTAGATATGCAGAACTCGTACTACGACGGATATGCAAGTCAGTGGACCTTAAATTTTAGAGACCCAGTTGTTGGTTCATATGATGCGCACAATAACTGGAGCGACTACGATAACTATTTATTTAAAGATTTTGAAACAAATGGACTTTTAGCACTCGAATACGGTTGTGGTCCTGGAAGAAATTTAGTTAAGTTTTCCACGAGGTTTCAGCGTATTGATGGCATTGACATATCAAGTGTAAATATTGAAAAAGCAAAAATAAATCTTGAGCATAATGGGATCCGTGATTCACTTCTATTCACGACATCCGGAGATAATCTTTCTCAAGTTGAGTCAGAATCTTATGATGTTGTTTTTGCTGTTATATGCTTTCAACACATATGTGTTCACGAAATACGATTAGCAATACTTGCTGATATCCATAGAGTTCTTAAAACAGGGGGGCGGCTTTGCTTTCAAATGGGCTATGGTGGTAAGGGAGAAATTCCAACTGCCTCATATTACGACAACAATTACGATGCTGGCAGCACGAATGGGCACGCTGATGTCAGTATAAAAGATGAATCTGAGTTGATTGACGATCTAACAAACGTGCTTGGATATAAAAACTACAGGTCTGACATTAGGCAAACTGGCCCTGGGGATAACCATAAAAACTGGATATGGGTACAGGTTGAAAAATGAGATTTATATCGCACAGGGGTAACCTGACTGGAATTAACAGAGAATTAGAAAATTCACCAGAATATGTGGTTGATGCAATTAAAAAAGGTTTTGATGTTGAAATAGACCTCAGGACGCACTTGGGCAAAATGTACCTTGGGCACGATGAGCCGCAGTATAAAATAGAAGATAAATGGCTGCAAATGTATTCGAGCAGCTTATGGATCCATTGTAAAGATTTTGAATCATTAGACCACTCTATGAATATGGGTTATCATTGCTTCTTTCATAACATTGACGCATACACGATAACGAGTCGCAGTTTTGTTTGGGCTTACCCTGGCAGTCAAATTGCTTCAAGGCTTTGTATATCTGTTCTTCCTGAAAGGGCAGAAGGCTTGATCGGCCTAAAAGCACACGACTATTACGGCGTATGTTCTGATTTTGTACAGGAACTGGAAGCTGCTTATGAGTGAATTATCACTGCATGAGATTGGGTTAAAAAATTCTACGGACAAGTCCACCTATCACGAGTATATGGATTTTTATCAAAGATATTTAGATAGAAATAAAATATTAAAATTTTTAGAAATAGGCGTCCAGGGTGGTTCCTCAATCAAGACATGGCGCGAATGGTTGAGGAGCGAATGCGTTATTGAAGGCTGGGACATAGAGCAATGCGAACCAATTAAAAATTGCGAATTAAAAATTGTTGACCAGGCTAATCGCCAAATGGTAATTGATTCCATTACTGGAGAATACGATGTGATTCTTGACGATGGAGCCCATACGCCAAGATCTATGGAAACATCTTTTTCCGTTCTGTTTCCATATTGCAAAATTTACATAATTGAGGACCTGCATGCTTGGTGGCTTGGATACAGGGAAGGTGAGGAAAAGTCGACTTTTGAACTACTTAAACAAATTGAAGACGACGGGTGGCTTTCTACCTATGCCACAAATGAAGAATCAGAATACATCTCAAGAAATGCTCAATTATTAGAAGTGTATCATCGTGGTGAATTAAGCAACCCACTCTCTATGTCAGCAGTAATTCTAAATAAAAGGAAATCAAATGATTAAACCAATTGACTATGAAAAACATTTTGTTATTGGGACTCCATTGGTCGGTTGGAAGTGTGATGCAAAGGAACACTTATCTTGGATTAATAACCGAATCGAAATAATTAATAAGTTTCCTAATGTAAAATGGTTTTCTGCTTTCGAACTTGACCACAGGGGAATTGAACCATTCGTTGACGTAATTGAAGCACTGAGAGAAGTCAATGGTGATTACTGGACTTACTCAATTAACGATATGCAGCCAAAAGTCAATTCTGGGAATAGGTGGATAAGGATTGAAACTGGAAGGAATCTCATAAGAGAATTCGCTCAAAGACATAGGGTTACATCTGGACATCATTGGGGAGAAGATTGCACTGAAGAAAACATTGGAGTAATAAACTACCAAGCCGTTCTTTATGTTGATTCCGACATCGTTTTGACTGCTGAAATTATTGAAAAAATGCTTGAAGTGGACAGACCTTTAGTTGGTGCAA